GGAAAAAGAGGCTAAAATCCTTTTTTACAAATTTCTTCGAGAGAACATAACTTTCTCAGCAGACTTGTTAATGGGGATTAAACTCTTCCCGTTTCAGCACATGGCTGTCAAGGCAATGTTTCAAACAGATTATTTCATGGGAGTGTGGTCTCGGGGAATGTCTAAGTCGTTTACGACTGGTATTTATGCGATGTTAGACGCAGTCTTAAACCAGGGAGTTGAGATTGGGATATTATCTAAATCTTTCCGACAAGCAAAAATGATCTTCAAGAAGATCGAGGATATTGCTGCAAAACCTGAGGCCGCTTTGTTCGCTCAATGTATCACAAAAAAAAGCAAAAGCAACGACGAGTGGCTAATGGAAATAGGCAGATCGAGAATTCGAGCATTACCATTAGGTGATGGCGAAAAGCTTCGTGGTTTTCGTTTTCATAGAATTATTATTGATGAGTTTGCTTTAATGCCAGAAAGAATTTATAACGAGGTTATAGTTCCCTTCTTATCGGTGGTCGAGAATCCGACGCAGCGAGAAGACTTATACAACCTCGAAACACAAATGATTGAACAAGGTAAAATGACGGAGGAAGAAAGGTATGTTTGGCCTAATAATAAATTAATAGCTTTATCGTCTGCGTCATATAAATTCGAATATATGTATAAAGCGTATACCCAATTTGAAAATTTAATACATAACCAGCCTGTTGGCGACACTGCGCGCCGTGCGATTATGCAGTTTTCATATGATTGCGCTCCCAAGCAACTCTATGATCAGAATTTATTAAATCAAGCTAAATCTTCCATGAGCCAAAGTCAGTTTGATAGAGAATTTGGCGCTGTCTTTACTGACGACAGTAGTGGGTACTTTAAGATATCAAAAATGGCAGAATGCTCAATCCCAGACGGGGAGAGTCCGTCTATTGAAGTTGCGGGTGAAGCTGGAGCGGAATATTTAGTTTCTTTTGATCCCAGTTGGGCGGAAAGCGAAAGCTCTGATGATTTTGCCATTCAGGTTTTGAAGCTTAATAAAGAAAAGCAAATAGGCGTAGTGGTTCATAGTTACGCGCTTGCTGGAGCCAACATGAGAGAGCATATTAAATATTTTTCATACATACTGCAAGCATTTAATGTTGTTATGGTAATTGGTGACTACGCTGGAGGAGTTCAATTTTTAAGCGCTTGTAACGAAAGCGAAATATTTAAAAAAGACAATCTAAAACTAAAAACAATTGAAGTCGATTTCGAAAGACCAGAAGTGTACAACTCTGATTTACAAAAAGCGCGAAATGAGTACAATAAAACTGAAAAGAAAATCTGTTACTTAAGGAAGCCTACAAGCAACTGGATAAGGCAGGCCAACGAATTGTTGCAATCTAACTTTGATCACAAGAGAATATTTTTTGGGTCAAGGGCTATTGATGATTCGTATCAAACTCAAAGGCGAAAGCAGATTCCCATCGAAAAATTAAAATATTTAAAAGGCAGCGACATGTTGAACGAAAAAATGACAAAAGAAGCGAAAATGATTGATTTCGTTGAACACCAAAGCGATATGCTAGAGCTTACAAAAGTAGAATGTGCACTTATACAAATAACAACTACAACTCAAGGCACTCAAACTTTCGATCTTCCTCCGAACTTAAGGAGACAGTCTGGTCGAGATAAAGCTAGAAAAGATAGTTATTCTGCATTAGTATTAGCCAATTGGATGGTTAAGACATATTTTAATATTATGAACTTTAAGCCTAAAGAGGTTGAGGTTACCTTTACGCCAAGGTTCATCAAGTAAAGTTCTTTTTAAACTTTTAAAAGTAACTTTGCCAACTTTTGTGTAATTAAAACAAATGGCTGAAAAGAGAAAATATAATAAGAAATCTGAGTACTGGGGTAAGTTTGACAAAAAGCAGTCCATAGAAGAGACTTTAGCAACAAATCCGCTATTGCAAAACAGCACGTATACTCCTAGTTTAGAAGGGGAAGCCTACTTTAATTCTACGTCTAAAGCGTCTTATTCTCGAACAGGCAGTGGAACAACCACAAGATCAAGATCTAATCGGATTCACAAGGTTCCCCAAAGAGACAAATACACAAATATTAGAGACGGACTACTTCCTTATGATTACTCTGCCAGCGGCATTAACGTAAGGGAAACAATAGAGCTTTGCCAAAAAGCGTATGCCAATGTAGCGATATTTAGAAATGCTATAGATATCATGGCTGAATTTGCTAATTCGGAAATATTTCTAGATGGAGGAAGCAAAAAGTCGAGAGATTTTATTGAGGCGTGGTTTAGAAAGGTAAAGCTTTGGAAAATAAGAGATCAGTATTTTCGAGAGTACTACAGATCTGGAAACGTTTTCTTTTACAAGATCGACGGAAGGTTCAATACTGACGATTTTATAAAGATGACAAAAACTTACGGAGCAGTATCCGTAAATAAAATACCTATTCGTTATATTTTATTAAATCCGTTTGATATGGTGGCACGCAGAACAACTGGATTTGAAACAACTGGCGTATACGCAAAAGTTCTGAGTGAATACGAGATAGAGAGACTTAAGAACCCCAAGAATGATTACGACGAAGAGGTTTACAAGGGATTGCCAAGCAGTCTTAAAGAGAATTTTAAAATGAATGGATATGCGCCTGACGGGGCAAAAATTGAAATTGAGCCAGAAAGGCTTAGGTATTCTTTTTATAAAAAACAAGATTATGAGCCTTTTGCCGTTCCGTTTGGGTTTTCTGTTTTAGAAGACATTAACATGAAGCTTGAGTTTAAAAAAATTGATCAAGCGATCGTTAGGACTATAGAAAATGTTATTCTTTTAATCAGCATGGGCAATGAGCCCAGCAAAGGAGGTATTAATCATAATAATCTTGCGGCTATGCAGGAGCTTTTTAGAAATGAAAGTGTGGGGCGCGTGCTTGTAAGCGATTATACAACCAAGGCGGAGTTTGTTATTCCTGACATGAATAAGATTTTAGGATACGAAAAGTATCGTATAGTTAATGAAGACATTAAAGATGGACTTCAGAATATTATTGTTGGCAGTGAAAAATATAGCAATACCGCGGTTAAGGCTGAGATATTCCTTGAAAGGCTCAAGGAGTCCAGGCAAGGATTCTTAAACGACTTTCTGCAGCCCGAGATTAAACAGGTCTGCAAAAACATGGGATTCAGAAATTACCCAACGGCAAGATTCAAAGAAGTTGATACTAAAGATTCCACTCAAACACAAAGAGTAGCTACAAGGCTTATGGAATTAGGCCTCATAACTCCAGAGCAAGGAATGGATGTTATCAATAAGGGCGTTTTCCCCGAGGCCGAACAAATAGGCAAGTCTCAGGACAAATTTGTCGAGGAGCGCAAAAAGGGGTACTATAATCCAATTGTCGGAGGAGTCCCAATGGTTGGCGTTGACGAAGAAGAAACGGAAGTGCAAAAAGTTCCTGGTTTGCCAGGCAGGCCGCAGGGCACCAAAGGGATTCCCCAGGAGAATTCCAGAGCAAACGTTTCAACCGAGAATATTGGCCAGGTGATCAAAGCTTCTGAAGATCTGCAAGATTTCTGCAAGAAGGCTATAAGAAAGCATCACCAAATTAAAAGATTAAATAAAAATCAAAATCAAATGGTTTCCGATCTTTGTAAAAAAGTGGTAATCGCCAAAGATATTAAAGACTGGAAGACTACCGCGGAAAGCTGCGTTAAGGATAATAACAATATATTAAAGCTTGATTTACCGAAAGGGGTCGAGGAAACCGCGAGTAATCACAGCTTAACAGACTACACTGCAGCAATTATTTATCATTCAGAAAAATTCTCAAATCGATAAAAAGAGTGTAACAAATCTATAGTTAGCACACTTTATCGATAAATATGGTTCCGTACTACAAATATAAAACCTCCTTCTTGCAGCCAATTCTTGCGTCCGCAGACATTGACCAAGAAAATATTAAAATTTCAAAAGCTTCCCTAAGTGATCTTAAGGGATTAATGCCCGAGTCAATTGATTTAGACAAGAATATTGATTTAGTGGGTGTTGCCTTTAATGCCGCGGTAGTTAACAGGTTTAATAAGAATCACGATGGAATTTCTACTGAGACAGCCTTGGCGGTTAAAGACTATTTTATCCATAAGCCTACCAACATAGAACACAAAAAGCAAAGAATTGTTGGGCATATTGTTTCTGCTGGATTTTCCAGTTATGGAGACAACGAGCTTTTTGACGAGGAAGATTTAGCGGATTATCGAGATCCTTTTAATATTTCCCTCGGGGCCGTAGTTTATCGAATGGTTGATAAAAAATTTGCAGAACTATTAAACAAATCAGTTGATCCCGAGAGCTCGATGTACAACCAAGTCTCTGCTAGTTGGGAAATAGGCTTTAATGATTACCAGATCGCAATCGGTAGTGACAATTTATCTGAGGCAGAGATTATAACCGACCAAAAGCAAATAGAAGAGCTTTCCCAGTACCTTAAGGCGACCGACGGATCTGGCAAAATGGAAGACGGAACTATTGTTAGAAGATTGGTTGTTGGGGATGTTTATCCCCTAGGCATTGGGTTTACATCGAATCCAGCAGCAGATGTCGAAGGGGTGGTTCTTACGGAGCAAGATGATCAACTTGAGATTTCTGACCGCAGGGATCTGGCTGCAGATCTTGATAAAAGATCAGAAAGAATTTTAAAAAATATATTAAATTTTAAAAATAATATTTCACAAAGTGAAAAAAACACTGTAAAATCTGAAAGAGAAAGTAATTCTAATATTATGAACACTAACCAATTAGTTCAAGAAATTAAATCTGTGCTCGATGAGAAGCTTTCTTCTGAGAAAATGTCGAAAGACACGTTTGCTGCAGAGTCTGTCGCTTCAATTTCTGACATCGTGAATCAAGCTATTCGCGAGAAGAATGAGGAGTATAAGAAAGATCTCTCAAGCGCAAAAGAAGAAAAAGCTGTAGTCGAGGCTCAGCACCAAGAGCTTACTGCTTCCGTGGAAGAAATGAAACAGAAGTTGGAGGCGGCTGAAGAGAAGATTCGTCAGTTCGAAGATGAGCAAACCCGCCAGCAGGCGCTTGCTTGTTTTAATGCTCGCATGGAAGCTGTTGAGCAGGATTACGAACTGAGTGAGGCTGATTTGAAGATTGTCGCATCTGAAGTTAAGGAATTAACCGAAACAGACGAGGCGTTCACTTCTTATTCT